GCCGATGCGTTATCATGCCTTCGTCGTGCAGCACCTGGGCCACGCCCATGACATACCCAGCGAACAGGATCATCCGCTCCCTATCCTTCCAGTCGATAGGGTATGGCGCCGCATCAACCGCCATGCTAGGCGTTTTGTTGTGCTTTCCGTTCGGCCATTTAACCTTTGATTTGCCGGAGTTGTACGCCTCCATTTGTGCGGCCTTGCCCCTGTGACCGCACAGAATCGAGTTGTCGAAATGACTGATAACCGTGTTAAATATTAGCTGCAAGTCCTTGTGGCATGTTTTTAGCCTGGCTTTGCTGGTTTCGCTGTACCTTGGCATACCGCCTCCCGATAAACACCCGCCCCGAAACAGGGGCTGTCAGTTGCGCCAGGCGCTTCGATTCTGTGCATTACTTACCACCACCACACCTTGTTTTTAGCGGCTCCCATTTTAATCCACACTGAACACAACGTTTATAGAAAATAGTGCTGGCTGCACACTGCCCCAGTTAATAACAACATCCCCGGTTTGTGCGTTTATAAGCGCATATGCACCTTCAAACTCACCCACTCCAGACACATACATTGAAGATGGTGGCCTGTACCCAATCGGCAGATTAAAGGCGCTGGTATTGTCTGTCCCACCTGATAACGTAACACTAATATGCACACGACCGTCAAACAACCTTCTGTATCCCATGGATGAAGGATTCAGCGTAAATCCGTTTTGCATGGATGGAGTTTGCCAATCTAACCCTTCATCCTTTGATCCAGACAGTTCATTTGGAGCAACGTTATATTTGATATCCGCGCTTGCTACTGTGTTGTTGCGCAACTTAGCACTTGACACGCCTGACATTCTAATCCCGCTGTTGTACACATCCCCAGCCGTGCTTAAAATGTCGTTGTTGACGACTGTGGGTCGAGGGGAATTTTCGATCACGATAGCATCGCGCTTGACAGAATCGATGGTGTAGTCGTTGTTTGCGTTATGTATCACGTTGCTCATTACATTAATACGATTACAGTTATCGATTACTACCGCTGTGCGAGTTGTGTGTCTAATAACGTTGTTCGATATCGTTAAATTGCTGACCCCACTTACAACGAACGCGCTACTACAGACTGACCCGATTGGATCATTTGATGTAACAAATTTTCCATTTATGGAATTATCCGTAATGGACTGAACAAAGAATGTGGAAGCAAGAACGTTATCTGGGTCAGTTATTTTTGAGTACACAAATGTCGGGTTGTATTCTCTGATTATGTTCCCGCTTATCTTCGCTCCAGCCAAGTAACCCTTGTAGAATCCTGCACCACAAAAATCGGCGTTGTTATCAACTACCTCTATGTGGGACGTTGCTACTGATGTGGTAGGCATCTCTACGCACCAGCTATCCAAGCTATCTTGGTCAGCGGGAGCAGCAACTCCGGAGGGTATAGTGTACTGATACCCCAGACTGTGGAACCGGTTTGATAATATCCTCCACCCACGGAAACTCGACACCGTTCCTGAGTTATATGTGTGCAGCTTTCCTACTACACCGCGTTTACATACCGAAAATAAAGAATCTGAAATTATCGCATTCCTACCGACTCCAACAACTGAGTCGTTCAGATACGCGAATATACAATTCTTAACGATAAAATCCAAGTTTGAGTATACTTCTGCATCTCCGACCGACGTTCTGTCTACTACCAACCCATTTGCTGATCCGAAGCTGGTGGTACTACCGTTTCCTCGAAGCGCAATGTTTTCTACTCGAAGTCCATACCCAGAACACTGGATGATATCTATAGGTTGATCGGTATAAAAGCCCTCCGTATATTCAGCAGATGGCTCGGAGTATAAAGTAAAGTCATTAGCGTTTATTGCTATACTCGATGCAACGTAATACGATGGATATCCATTTGACAGACTTCCAGATTTTGGAACCCGAACAGAACCACCATCTCCAGCAAACCGTATGGCTGCATTAATAGCTGGCGAACAATCGGTAGTTTGATCTCCGACGGCCCCAAACTGAACTATGCTAATAACACCGTTGGTAAACAGTCCTTTAGCCTGCAAGCCGCTGCCGACCAAATCAATATAGCTGCCGCCATCATCAACCCCAGTCCCCGTGGCCACAATTTCGTAGTCGTTTCCGCCACCATCGCCAGGAGTGTAATACCCAAGCGTCCGGACCTTTTGTCCAACTTTCAGGTATGTCGCAGCTGCCATATCTGCAACATTGTCAAATGTGATAACACGCGCACTGATCGCGGCTTGAACGCTTACACCATCTTCGGTACCAATCAAACCAGCGCCGCCGGCAGCGGCCAAGTCTTGGCGCAGCACAGCATCCCCAACCGATACAAGATTGCTGTCTACGTCCGGAGTAGTGGCGGTGGTTGTGTAAGGCAGGGTGCCGGCAGCCGCTCGGTAGAACTCGCCGTTGTATTCGATAACTTGGTTGTACATCGTCAGCTCAATGCCGGGCGCATACGAGCCAAGAATATGATATCCGGCCTGCCCGGCCAGCGTTACGCGAGAGCGACCAAACCGATCAGTCCACGTGGTATCGGTAGAGTTGACCGCAGCGTCCAGATTTTCCGAGTTATCCGAAAGGTCACGCGGATCGGTGGAGCCAAGTGGATTGCCAGTGTTATAAGTCGTCATTACATTCCCCTGTCGTCTCGACGGTGATTAATGTGTTCATTGTAGCGCTACTGCGGGCTGTTGTCGTCATCTGCATAGACTCGATCATCGTAATTCGATGCCGTCACGCTGACCTCTAGCGGCCCGTTCGGGCTTATCTGTGTGATCAGCGCCGGGAAGCACCATCGTTCGGTGGTGCCAAAGTAGACGTGCGTCGGTTCTCTGTCGCCGGGGAGTACGGCAGGCCACGGCTGCGGGATTTCCACCAGCAGCGTGTATTCGTCTGGCCCCTGAGTGCATGGAAACGGGCCAACGGTTTCGCCACTCTCGGCGCGATAGGCGACAACGTGACTCTTGCCAGGCTCAAATTCCATGGGTTCGGACACAGTGATCCGGTCGGCTTCGATGCCTTCCAGGATCGCCACCTTGCCGTAACCCGGGACATCGTCCAACAGCGGCACGTAGGAAAGGTAACTTGAATTGAGCGCGTCCAGCTCAGTATCGAACGTATACGTCCAACGCCGGTAACGCTGCGCCCTTCTGCGCCTCATGCCGATGCGCCATGCGCGGGTACGATCTGTCACGCCGTCCAGCTTGATCTTGTCCACCTTGATCTGCTGATCGCCGGGCAAGGTGCACATAACCGTCTCGGTCGTCCATGTGTCTGCGTCGGTGTACTCCACTTCAACGCCGTCCGACTCGTCCGGCTGCTTGCCGCTGAACTGCCGGCGTAGTGGCGCGGTCATGTTCTCCGGGCTGTATCCGTCTTCCAGTTGCGTGCGGGGCTCGTCCCTGACCGGGGTAATGATGCCGTTATCCAGCGTCACGTCTGCAAAGCCAGCCCTGAGCATCATCTTCATGGCGTCCAGTGCGGTGCCGTCGTTAATGACAAAATCAAAAGTGTCGCCACGCGGTTGCCAGATGCCATCCAGCCGCTGAAGCTCGCTGATATTGATCTGGTCATCGCCGTAACCCAAAGAGCGTGCAACGTAAGCCGTGGCGTCAGCAATAGAGCGGGTGGTTGTCGGGGTTCCGCCTGCGACGGGCGGCAGTTTGCGCGTGGCAACGAGGTTGATCTGGTTGTTGGACTGGCTGCCAATCTTGTCCGTTCCCGTGATCGTCACGGCCATGGTGGTGACGCCCGCATAACTCGTCACCGTGGGCAGCCGGGCTTTCAGTGCTTGCCATTCGATTCGATCAAGGTCAGCGAGCTCGGAGCTTTCAGCGGTCACACGACGAACCCGAACTTCTGGGCGTATGGCCGAACCAAGGTCTAGCCGGTACGTAAACCCAAGCTGGTCGCGGGTGGCATTGTCCAGCGTGTAAATATGACTGTTCCAAGCGGTGCTCCCCAGCTCTCGCCACTGGATTTCAATCTGCCGTTTGCTCCCGAAAGGCACCACTTTGTCACCGTCGATTCTGCCTTGCCCTTGGGGCAGAAATACATCGATCTCGATCGTGGATGTGGTTTCACCGGAAGGGCAGGCGACGAACGGCCCGGCCCAGCCTTCGGACTCAGACCGCTCTGCAAGTAGCACGTCAGCGTAACCTGTGCCGCCAGAAAATCCCGTCCATGCGGTGTCTTCTGCGCCGTTCAGAAAGCGGGACAGGCCGAAGCCGTCTACCAGTTCGGGGTAGGTGGTATCGTAAATGATGCTGTCGATGCGAAAGTCTTCGTCCTCCCGGCGCGTGAACATGAGATAGGTGCCGGGCGTCCAGCCGGTTACGGGCGATCCGTCTTGGGTGATGGTGATGTCGTTGCCCGCTTTGGTGTCGATCAGGAAGACGCCATTAGCTTCGGCAAGCTCTGTTGATCGCAGTCTGATCTGATCGCCCACGTCAGCATCACCCCAATCACCGGTCAGGGTTACGATGCCGTTAACATCAACCGAAACCGTGACGCTCTGGCGGACAGAAATTGCGATGAAATCGCCCTCAGCCCAGTCGCCCGGGAAGAATACCGTTGTGCTGGTAGTGCGGATTTCGTTGCCGCTGTAACTGAGCTGCACGTTATTCAGCCCGGCGGACAGGGAGCGGCCACGGTACAGACGTATACCGCTGGAGCCGGTGGTGGCCCCGACTTCGGGAGCGGTGTACCAGTTTTCGTGCGCGGGATGACTGGATACGTCTTCGCCTGGCTCGAAGATCTGGTAACTGATGGAGTCGCCAAGCTGGGCGAAAGGCGTCTCCCCGAGCTTAAGCAGGGCGATTTCAATCAAGCAGCTGCCGGCGGTCACACACAGCATGATGTGCTGAGCCTGGGTTCGGGCGTCTCGGTAGTATTTGCGCGGCTGGTTGACGTAATCCGGGTAGCGGATGTATCGACCCAGCAGCTCTGGGATGCCTTGGCCCAGGCGGGCGGTGTTGGCGCGGGCGTCTGCGGGTGATAGCTGCGCACCCTGCTGCCCCTGGCCGCTGGATTGTATTGATGGGATGTTGATCAGAGCATCCAATGCCGCCTGACCAGCGAGAGCTGAGCCGGCAAAGAACGGATTGAAAAGAAAGCCGCCGATGCCGCTAAAAAAATCCCCGACACTACCGAAGGGCACCACGCGAAACTCGACGTTATCGCGCTCGCCAATCACCACGTCTTTCCAGTCCATCGGGTCAACGATGGCACCGTTAATTGAGCAGCTTACGGGCTGCACTGAGCCTCGCCGGTAATCCTCGGTCTGCCCCTTGAGCCAATCCTCAACCGTTATGCCGTAGTCGCTATAGACCTCAACCGGATCAGCGGGCATGATGGTGTCGAACACTTTAATCGTCATAGAAAACGACTCGCAGGTAGCGTTGCTGGAAGGGTTTAAGGCTCACAAGGCGAGGGCCGTGCCGGCCTTTGCCGGGCTCATCGGTTTCGAGAATCATCAGGCGCCCGTCGATCTCGACAACGATGGCGATGTGCGTGCATAGACTGCCCCGGTAGCAGCAGGCGATGGCCCCAGGACGAGGATCGCAGGTGTGGTAGTTCACCGACTCTGCCAGCATGGCCTTAGTCAGCGCTCGCTTGTCCGAGCCTTCGACCGCCCCGTGCTCCGGCATCCAGGGCTTGCCGAACAGATGCACCCTTGCCAGCCGTACCAACCCGTAGCAGTCTGCGCCAGTCGGCAGCCGACCATTCGGCACGTAGGGGACTTTCAGGAGATCGTCGAGCGTCATCATATGTACCGGAGCCCAGGGAACTCGTTAGCAGTGTAGCGTCTGCGCGGCCATTGGGTGTTCAGTAAATCGAAGTAGCCAGCCTCCACCTGAACCATCATCCCGTTAAACGAGCCGCCACGCATAACCATCTTGTATGGCCGCTTTGCAGGGGCTGTCAGGTCGGTAGACAAGAACACGCGATAGTTAACTGGCACATGCGAGTCTGACTCGATAGCAGCCTCTACAGCCTCCTGAGCCTGCCCCGTGACGTTGGCAATAGCAAACGTTAGTGTCTGGTTTCCGCTTGTGTCTTTGGACGGCTCCTTGTACTCAAACGGCCCAGCCTGAAACGTGACTGTCTCGCCAGTCTCAAGCGTTGCGGTCAAGTCCTCATACGCTGCCACAACGCGGATAGGATCGAAGCCTGGCACTAGAATCTCCAGCGTCGGCAGAATCACATACTCAGCCGGGGCGCTGGCGTACACCGTGCTAATGATGCTCATACAGGCCACCACTTGCACAGGGCCAGATCAATCACGGCTCGTCTTTGTGGCCAGTTCACGGCCATGTCGATGATTGCGTTACTGTTCATGCTTCAGGCCACCTCTGATTTAAGGAAATGTCGATAATGGACGAACCTTGGATAAACTCTTGGCCATACTGCCACCATTCCCGAGTCAGCACAGGCCGCTCCCTGATTTCCAGTTGCGCACTGAATCGCCAGTTGTTGGCGTCGTCAATGGTCGGGCCATCGTACATTTCCATGAACCGGCATTCGTAGGGCGCAAAATTGCCAACGGGTGTTTTCAGGTCGATGTTGAACCATTCTGCCCCGTCCGTGATTTCGTATTTGAACCACGCCTCGAATAATTGGGCGTTCGTTTCATTCATGTACCAATTCAGCGTTACCACCGACGGAACACTGGTAAACGTCCTGCGCTGCCTCGCCCGCCCGGTGGCCATGGCGGTACGCGCAAATGGGCTCACATGCTGAATGTCATAGTTGTCACGCAGCGGTTTTGGCAGATAGCTTGGGTAGTCTTTGGTCGCCATTTATCGGCCCTGCCTTCTGAGTCCAAAGGTGCTTTGCATGGATTTTGACATTGGGCCGCCTGTTGCCATGTCGGCTTGGAACATATCAATCGTAATTGTTCCGTCTCGTTGTCGCGTGACATTGGCCCCTGTCCCAGCTGGCGCGTTGTTGATAACCACGTTTACATCCCCGCCCATGCCCTGTCCGCGAGTGTGGTCAATAACCGTTTCATTAGGGTGGAGAATGGCCGGAAACCCGCCCTTTCCGTCTATCCCGCCAGACCGAGAGCCGTAGCCCGTGAAGCCGCCGCCGTCATACGATTGCGCTACGCCAACCAGCGTCTGAGCAGCTATGACGCCAACATTTGCCGCGCCAAGCGCCTCTATTGTCGCAGCGTAAGGCGCGCCAGCGACTGGGCCAAGGCCGATAGGGGGCGGAGCCAGAGCGGCGACAGCGGCCATCTGTGTGTTAATGATAGATGTGGCGATAGCAAAGCCCTGCTGGGCAAGGAATGCAATCCTGTAGGCGTCTGATTGCCTGCCCGCCATATCCGCAACTGCACCGGCAATGTTGCCTGCCAGCTGAGTCGTGCTCGATAGGATGGCTTGATCAAGATTTTGTTTAGCTTGACTAAATGCCTGCTGGTTCTGCAATTGCGTCTGATTGCCTTGCTGTGCAATCTGCGCCATGCGCTCCTGGTGCTGCGCGAATGCCGCCTCCCTCAGCCGCTCTTTTTCAGCCGCAGAGATGTTGAATTGCTCAATCTGGTCAATCTGGTCGGCGTAGCGGTTGAACTCGGCCATGGCTGGATCGGCCATGGCTCGCATTTCTGCTAGAGCTTGCTCTTGCTCCCTTTGCTCTTTCAGTCGCTGCTGCTCTTCTTTTCTAGCCTGCTTAATGGCCTCCTGCTCTTTCTGGTAAGCCTCAATTCTTTGGTAAGCCCGATCAATCGCAAGGATTTGCTCAGCGTTAGCTCCAGCCAGTGCAGCTTCATAGGTCGCCGTAGCGCGGGCAGATAGGCCGATGGTTGCCGCTTGTCGTTCGGCGGCTTGGACCATTTCGAGGACTTTATCTGTAGCTTCGTCGGTTTTTTTGCCGGTCTTCTCGACCTCTTCCCAAAACTCCCTTTGTTGCTTGGTGATTTGCTCAATAGAGGCGTTTGCGTTATCAATTGTCAGCCCTGCATCGGTCAGCGCTTTTCTAAGCGACTGCACAGCGGAGTTTGAGTTGAATACAGCATCGGGGACATTTTTTCCCACAACCCTGCGGAAAGCCTCAAGGCGAGCATTTGCGAAGCGGATTGACTCTTCCGCTTCGGCTATCGCCGTCCTTTGGGTCTGGATGCTTTGCTGGAATTGGGCGTTAATGAATTGGCGCTGAAGGTCTGTGGCTCGGCCAAGCTCAGTAACAAGTTCTTTTGTCTTGTCGACAAGCTCCTCGGTAGACTCTGAGCCGGTCATCATGCTGCGGGCAAACGCGCCAGCAATGCCAGAGCCAATAGCAATCACAGCACCAAGCAGCGCACCGCCAGGCCCCATGATACCGGCAAGCTGGCTGGCCTGCTGTCCAAAGGCGACGATAGCGGACTGGCCGGCGCTAACTTGAGTGGCAAAGTCGCCGATCTGGTAGCCGGCCTGCTGGATTGCGCCTTTTTGCAGCCGGAAGGCTCCGGCCATCCTTCGGCCTGATACGGCGCTTGCTTGAAATGAGCTATTTAGGCGGAATTGGGCTGCAACTTGCGCATCTGTAGCGCGGGTGAGCTGAACAGACCCAGATCGCAAAGCCTCCATTGCCGACTGCGCCCGCTTCGCGCCGGTTACATCAAACGCTAGTGCTAAGCGGGCAACATCAGTAGCCATCAGCGCTTTCCTTTACCTTTGGGTTGCGGGTTCTCTCTAGCCCATTGCGCGGCCTTCTCGGCCTTTAGGGCATTCACATACGCGGCATCCATGTCAATCAGCACGGCAAACTCTTCTGGCCTAATGACCTGCCCCGTGATATTCGCCCAAGCCTGCCATTCAAGCGGTGTCAGCATTTGCGGGATTCCGTTCTCGTAGCGCCGTGTCCGTGACGCCTGCTGATACCAGTTCCACAGTTGCCGCCCTCGCTCTGGATAATCCGGCTCCGGCGATTCCTCGCCAAACCTGGCATTCCGCTGCCGTCTGGTTTCGCCCTTGCTGTCCGGCGTGTTGTAGCGGGCCTCAATCCGTAAAGCCTCGCATAACTGGCGGCTCAGGCTTTGTAAAAATCCTTGATGCGGGCCGTCTCCTTGATTATCTGCTGCTTGATCGCGGGATTGGACGCAATCTCAAGGGCCAGGGACTTGCTGTAAGCCGGAGTCTTGCCGTTCCATACCGCGTCACGCTCAAAGCGCACATCAACGATATACGCAGCCGCAATGCGGTTGTCGTGCTCGTCTTCGTCAGCCTTGGTTGCATCCTTGCCTTTCTTCAGCAGCCAGTCATTGGCCTCCCGGATGCCAGCCTTTACACGCTCATCGTGGACGCACGCCAGGGTCAGCACCAGGCCGGTCGGCTCATCGGTGGCCGGATGTACTACCTCATATTCCTTTTCAACGGGCTTGATGTTGGCAAGATCCATTACGCAGCCTCGACAACGATTTCTTTCTGGTTCAGGCCGAGGGTGTAAACCTCAAGGTCGAAATCCTCGTTACCGCCGTTCGGACGAGTCGGACCCATCACCAGGCCACGGTTGTAAAAAGTGGTCCCGTTGGTGCCTGCGGAGTTGTCCAGTTCATACTTGAATGCGTAGGAGGATTTGGTAGCAGCAGCGGCGCGCATCTGGATTTGACCAGGGTCAGTGCCGATCCGACGGCACTCGATCTCAGGGTCGCCAGCGTTGGAATTGCCCTTGCCCTTCTGGGTTACTTCGGTGGCAAGCTCGTCATAGCTGACCACGTTGGTATCGGTGCCAGTCTGCCCGACATTACCAACGCCTTTGACTTCCAGCCAGGTCAGGGCTTCATACTCGGCTTGGGTAAGGTCGATGTCTTGCGGTAGTGCAGCTTGGGTCGTGGTGTCCACCGCGATATAGAACTTTGCGCCCGCTTGGGTCAATGCTCCGGCCATTTTGGTGTCTCCAGTTTCAGGATTGTGCTGTCATCACGACAGGGGTCTGTGGTTGCAGTATAACCTATGTTGGGGTATAGGCAAAAGAAAGCCCGCAACAAGGCGGGCAAGGAAATGAGTACAACAACAGATCGGAGCGTCATCAGCGACGAGTCCGCAACTACTTTAACCTGAATATGGGATGGTGACAACCTTCATCATCATACCGCCCTCTGCGTCAAGGCTCAGGAAGTAGGGCGGCTCCTGCACTCGCACATTGCCAGTAATTGCCGTGCCCTTTGGAAACACCGCCTTAACTTCCTCCGCCGCCGCGTCCAGCGCGTTAACTCCATTACCGGGCCGGTCGTACACTGTCACCTGAAACAGCCCTTGTGGCGTAACTTCCTCGGTGTTGCCGGTATCGTAGGCAATGCCACGGTTTGGCATGAACATGACTTCCAGCCAGACGCCGGAGTCTGGGGGCGTGAAGTTGTAGCCGGGGTAGGCGGTGGGATGACCTAGTGCCGCGTTGTTTAGCAACGTGATCAGGGCGGTATAGATTTCGTTGTTGGTTGGGGTCATCTCTTAACCCTCTCCTCAAGCCGTTTGGCGTTGCGTTGGACAATGCTGTTCCAGTTTTGGGCGGCTAGGCGGAGGAAGCGATACCTTGCCTCCATATAAACGCTGTACCGGGCAGTCCAACCAAATATGATTCTGTCGCCTAGTTGTGCCCTTGAAATTATAAGAGCGGCTGCATCAGAATCCCACGTTCCGCCTGCATAACTGTCTGGCTTTATAGACTCTCCAGACGGCGTATTATTTAGGGCGGCGACACCGCTATTCCTCAAGAACCCGGTATCTACTGGCATGTTCCCGCCAGATCCTCTTGGCCTTTGAGCTTCCTCAATCAAATCTTGCGCAGACTGCCTAAACACAGCAGTCATTCTCGGCGTTGATTTGGCAACAAAAGCGCCAACCTGGCTGGCGAAGTCGTTTTTTGCCATTAAATATGCCTCCAATTTCGCCCCTGCCTGATGCAGTAAATGGTTGTTGGCTTTACGCCAAGTATGTTTGCAACCTCTGCGGCAGTCAAATGGGCCAGATCATACTTAGCCATCCTTGCCTGATCTTCCGTTAGCTTTGACCATGGTGCTTTTTCTCCGTACAAGTGCGTCCCATGATCGTATCTATCGTGGCAATTGTCGATTACGGTTGCCCATCTTAAATGCCGTGGGTTTACGCAACCCTTATTCCCATTGCCGCAACTGTGTGCGGCCTGCATGTCGTCCTTGGGCGGCATACCGTGAGCCGCCTCGCACATGACTCTCGATGCTATCCGCTTCCTGCCGTCTTTTGTTTGAATAGTTCCATAGCCATTTGTCAGAGTTGAGAATGGCCAGCGCAGACAATCGTCGCCATCATAATCCTTGTGTCGATCAATCCAGCCAGTCGGGCTATTTTTCTCATGGTACAGAGGGTCGCCATGAGCTAAAAAGCAATTGTAGTGCCTTGAGCAATACGATTTTGAGTAGTGCTTTCTTTCGCAACCCTCGATCGAGCAATATCTAGGCTTTTCGGATTCATACAATGCGTCAACTGAGCCAAGTCGCTTCTTTCTTAGGTGGTGTGCTCGGCACAGCCCTCTTGTGTCGGGCTTGCTATGGCATCCCTCAACAATGCATTCTTTTGGAACTTGGCCGGGGCCGTAGGTATTGGTACGCCCTGCTAGAGGATCACCATATTGCTTATACTTTGCGTAATGCTTGCCACAATAACCGATCTTCACATGCCGCTTATTCTCGCAGCCATCAACAATGCAGGTTTTCATAACGTCGCCTCGCGTTCTCGCCTATAGAAAGGATGTGTGGCAACGCGATAGGCGTAACGCGCTTTCGGGGATCAGCCTAGCCACACAAAACAGTATAGCAGTTTTACTTGAACCCTTCGATCCTTACTTGGCGGCCCAGGAAATTTATGCGTGTTATGAGTGCACACCTGCACTGAACGACTTGGCTTGCACTCGCACCCAAAGCAGTGTCGCCAGGAAATCTAAGGCGACTCCCATCTGGCGCGATAAAGGCTTGCTCGAACGGGATTGGATTCGCCATATATTGTTGTTCCATCTGCAAATGATCCAGCCTTGTCCGAGCATCTGAGCTGCTGTCCCACGCCTTCGATACGTCCTGCGCATCCAGCTCGCCACGAACAACCGCCTGCCGAATGGCCTCAAACTGTCCGGCGCGGAGGGCGTTGATAGACTCCGTGCGGCTTATGACCTCGCCCCGGTAGCGCAATGTGCGCGCCTGCATCCGACTAATCGCCGTATTGATCTGGCGCTCAGTCAGCGGCTTGCCCTCCTCGATTGCTTTCCGCACAGCGCCATCTAACCGCTTGTCCCTGAGTTCGCGGGTCAGATAGTTCGGGTTCAGGCTTTCAAGCTCCTCTCGGGCGGTGGCTACCCATTGGGCCTGCCTGCTCGTGAGGCCAATAAAGCCGCCAACCCTTTGCCCGCTTTTGCGGTCAATCCTCCCCACCAAGTCTAACGCGCTCTGACGCGGATTATCGCCACGCGCAAGGCCAGCCGTCAGCCGCTCCCTGACCATCTGGCGCTGCTCGTCAAAGACCTCAGTGATCAGCCGTGACGACAGGTTGGCCAGCCACGCCTCGGCAGCCGGAGCGGCCATATTAAAGCGCATGACAAGCGTGCCGGTTTCGGTGGGTATGGTGCCGATCTGCTCAGCGCCCGTTAGTCCGCCTTGCCGGTATGCCTGCCTGATGGCTTCTTCAAGCGGCTCAAACGTGGCGCGGTCAAGCTGCAAAAGCTCAATCACGCCATCCACGTTGCCCACCTCCAGCAGGCGCACGATCTCATGAATGACCACCTGATCCTTGACGGACTGGACGGCCTTGCGGAAGGCGCTGAGGACGGCGAGTTCGTTGTCTTTTGCTATTCGGGAGAGGTTCACTTTCTGCACCCGACAAACCACACCAACTGCCCATCAGCAGGCAGAACAGTAGGCGAGTCAACCATCACAATCTGGTACGTTTCGCCGTTAATCGTCATCGTACCCGACAACGTAGGCTCAACCTCAAACGGCGCAACGGCTAAAAGAATGTCAGTGGCGACGATATAGCCGCCGTCGATGTAGGTCTGCTTTTCGCGGCCCTGAGGCTGTACGGCGCTAACTGGGTATGACTGGCCGGGAGTGGGTGGGTTAAACGGGTCGCCGTCTGAGCCTGGGGCGTTATATACCACCGCGCCTTGCTGGTATTTGCCAATCAAGCGGCTGGCTGTGGCTTGCATTCGGGTGTAGAAGCTCATTGAATCGCCTCCATCCACTCAAAGTTTAAAACGCCGCAACGTCTGCACTGATGGCCACTTGGGGTCAAGTAAAACAGATTACTCCCGCAATTACAGCGCCACATTGTGTCTGGAACTTGCGGGCCGCGCATGACACCAAAAAACTTGCGGCAGCTCGGGCACTCCATTAATTCGGCATCTTTCTCTTTGACCATCACCGCCTGCCATTCATGGCCGCACTCGGTGCAGATAGCAGGGCCAGAAAGGTGTGGCTTAAAGCTGTTTATATCGACAACTTCAGCCACGGCGCACCTCAAACGTATTCCCACCAGCACTCCCCAAATAAGGCCGCAACAGCGCCGCCAACTGCGGGTAGTAGGTTGACTGCCTCCCGGTGTCGCTGTAGCTCACAGACACAGCCCCTGCTACGCTCTCGGACAACACGCGCTGGCCCTGCGGGGCTAGCAGGTCTTCGCCTGAGTCGATCAGCAGGGCGGCAACCATTTGGGCGGTTTTGATCTGGTCAGGCACAGGGTCAGGGACAGTTAGGTTTTGCGTGTCCAGGTAGTCCATGGCTTTGATCAGCAAAACGTCAGGGTCGCCAACCAGCGTTATTCCTCGGGCGCTGGCGTAGCCTTGCAGTTCTGTAGCGGTTGCGTAGCTCATTATTGAGGCTCCGTTTAATTTTCACTCATTCTAGCACAAAAAAGCCCCGCATATAGCAGGGCTCCTTTGCAGCCTTTCGGCTTACTTCTTGCGCTTTTCCCGCTTAATTTCAGCCAGCTTTTCCGGGCTAACGCGCTGGCCCGGAATCAGGCCGTCCTTGTTTCGCTTTTCCTGTTGCGCTTTTGCTTCTTCGGCCATGGTCAGTTTCCTCAGTTGTGAACGTAGAAGGCCATGCCAACGTTTTCACGCTGGTATGTCCGGGTCCAGTTGGCAGCCGCCTCAACCTCAGCCACTGTCGGGCCAGCGGCAGCTGCAACAGAGGCCTCGTTCCAGCGGTAGCCCATCGGGTGGATCAGCCACTGCTTGCGCTCCCACAGGGTCTCAATGCCCGCACCGTTACCAGCGGACTCGTCGTACTCGACAGCAACAGGACGCTCCGGGGTGCCTTCTGCGTAGCCGAAGACGCCGCCAGTGTACAGTACAGACACGTACTTGAAGCCAGAAGTGCCGCCAGCAATAACCGGCATCTTCTTGTCCTGAACGAGTCGCTTGCCGTTGTAGAACGGGATCATCAGGCCGGTCTCGCTGTCCTGAATGAACTCGATCTGATTCTGCTTGCGCATCTGCGCCATGGTGTCGGGATGCACAGCCAGCAGGGTGATGTTGTCGTCGGACTCGCCCATGGTAGCGACGGCGTCAACGAATCCCTCAAAGCTCCACTTGTTGGCGGCGGTTGCGTTATCGCCGTCCTCGGTGGACACGTCGAAGATCATATCGCCAGTGCCGGCGGCGTTTTCGTTGAAGATGCCAAGCGTTGCTGCCTGAATCCGAGCGGCAAAGCGCTGATCCCAGTAGGCCGCAGTGCGTGACGCAATCTGCTGCATCGGGTTTTCGGAGCCCATCACAGAGGACACCAGGTTAGCAGTCTGCCAGCCGTTGTTCAGGTGAACACGACGGGCAACCATGCGGCCAGTGTCGATCTTGTCAGGAGTGGCGTTTTCAGTCGGGTCGTCGCTGGAGATATTCTCGCCAGAGGCGTCCAGATCCTTCCAGTACGGCACAGAGGTAATGTCGCCAGAGCCAGAAGCGCGGGCGGCGAGGTCTGCGTTAGTGACGGCTACACCGGATTGAATGTAGGCGTTGCGGTCCGGGCGATTTTCCTGCACATACGACAGGTACACATCCGGATCAAATTGAATATCAGAGAGTTGTGTGGTGGCCATGGTTTAGGCTCCTTTCAGGTTTCGGTAAAATTCCGCAGGGTTGTCCTGCTTGAGCTGCAATCGCTCTTTCTCGCTCATTTCAGACCATTTTTTCCCTGCACCCGAGGGTTTGCCACCGGTAGCGCCTCCACCAGTAGCGCCGGAATCTGCGAGGTAGTATTCATATTCCTCGCCTTCCATGATCAACCGCTTCAGCTCTTCGGCGCTGGTTACGTTCTCGCCGCGAACTGTAAACTCATTCTTTTCGATATCGACATCAAACTCAAAATCCGCCTTCAGCAACTTGCGCAGATGCTTGGCGCGGGTTGCGTCAGCTGGCTTGACCTCCTCGAGAAGGCTGGTGATGAAGTTTTCCACCTTTTCCTTCTTGGTCATATTCAGCAGGTCCGAAAATTTCTTACGCTCGTCCTCTACCGCTTGGCGCTTCTCGGCTTCCCGCTCTTCGGCAATCCGGCGCAACGTCTCGTTATCGCCCTCCGCCTTGGCCTTTGCCTCCTCCAGTTCTCGGACCTGTTCTTTGGCGTGTCGAACCTTGTCGGCCAGCTCTTTCTTCTCGGCTTTCAGGTTCTCGTTGGTCACCTGAAGCCCTTTAACCTCGGCATTCAGCTCATCTTGAGTGTATACCGTGATCGTCTTTCCTTCGCGTTCGATTTGCATTGGCATTCTGAGCACCTGTCAGATTGTTGTTACAGCGCCTGCTGTAACGGGTTTGTTGAATTATAACACCTGCTTACTCGAATTCGCTACCGTTCGTCAATAGGGACGAGGCCGCGTCATCCAGGATGGCATCATCCTCCCTGTCCGGGTTAAGGATAATGCGCCCCTCTCGGATCATGTGGATGGCGTCAATAGCGCCGTAAATGGTCCCCACGCCCTGCTGAATCGCGGCCAGGTCTTGCGCGCTTAGGCTGGTTTCCCAGAAAGACTGGTTCAACCGGTACAGTACGCCTTTCGGGTCTTCCCCGGCAAATCTCGCCACGTCCTCAAGGGCCGCTTCCAGCGCCTCGCTGCCATTGCCAACAAGGTTATCCAGTGTTGACGCCTCAGCACTTGCCGCCAACCTTGCGGCTTCTGCCGTTTCGGTTTGCCCGCCTCTCTGAACCAGGCGCGCACCAATGGCCACCATTTGCGCCTCTTCGTGCGCCATCGTGCCCAGAATATCGCCCTGACGACTATCGCCCTGTAATAGCTTTGCAGAGCCGCCGCCCGCCGTGACAAGGCCGTTACGCCTACCAATGGTTACGCCGTTGGGGTTAGCCCTTTGGAACTCATCAAGATCCATTGTGCCGATATCAAGATGCAGCGTGCCCTGGGCGCTGAAGAACTGGTTTTCTTTCAACTCTGCCGTGCTTTGGTAGTGCGCAATGTTCAGCACAGCCATATCGTAAAGCGGAGCAACATCCGGCTCCGGATAGTTGTTCGTTGCGCCTGCGATGTGGAACGGGATGTGGTCGAACGTAGCGCCGCCAGCCATGCGAGGTGTATATTCTGCCGTCAGAGTTTCGCCGGACTCGTCGTAAACGGCCTGGCTGTAAACGCCGTCTCTCAAGCGCAATACGCGGTAAATAAGCTTGTCTTCGTGGCCGAACTCGTCGTTCGAATCGTCCACCGATTCCGCCAGCACGACAAGCGTCAACATCTTGCGCCCGTTAACGCCTTCGAATCGCCAGTTGATAATGCTTTCGGCAGGGTAAGCTGACACCGTAGGCCGCAGTCCTAGCTGCCTGGCTTTGCGCTTGTCCGACTTGGCCGGAGCTTCCGGGTAATCGACCAATAGGCCATACCGCCCAACGGTCAACAGCTCGCCAACCATCTCTTTCGCCAGCTGGTCAACGCTCTGTCCCGCCCCGTCGATATTCTCCAGCAAATCCTCAACTGCCTTTGGCAATTCATAGGTAGGCGGCTTTCGGAAAACCATCCCCGTCAGGGCTTCTTTGGTGCGGCTTGTCACGCCCATGAAGTAGGCGCGCTCAATGTATTGCCTGTAGCGCACCGGGTCAGCAGGGCTGATCACTGTACCGCTTGCATCCTTCGTGTCCTCGGCAAACGATGCCGGCAGGTAGACGGTCCCGCGCCGCTTAATTGCGCTCTGCCCCGCCACACAGTCACGGACTAGCTGCCAATCTGGTAGGTTTCGCGTATAGTCTGGGTGCGGAGTTGATACCGGCATATGGCGTGTCTCACGACAAGGCTGTTGGTTTGTTTCGTATTATGGCACGGCGCTGATTATAGGGCAAAAGTGACTGGGATGGGTTTGTTTATGCTTCGCCTTGATACAAGCATATCCTGAACCGCATCCATAAGAGGGTCAACCGTGTCATCATGGGCTGCAACCGGGAACAGGCTCAGCTCGTGCAATAGATCGGACAGGCATTCATGGCGCATTGGCAGCCACACATTGCCAGCCTCGACCATGGGCGCGGCGTCGTACCCTCTGGTGATCTTGTCCTTGTCTCGCTGAATACCTTCAACCGGTATGCCGCCTTGCTTTAGCTGCTGGATCAGACCGGTTCCGCTGGCCTTGTCCTCAACTTTCATTTTCCTAAGATTTCCGGTTCCTGCGTGCCGACACTTATCCCAAAACGCCCGCGCCTGGCTCAAAAGCTGGGGCGCTTCCCACTTGCCCCTGATCATGTCAATCAGGTAAATCTTGCCGTCTTTGCCCTTGCCCCAGTGTTGGAACACGCTGAAGTCGTTTTCCTGTCCGGTTTTCATGGCCGTGTCTGCGTAAATCATGCGGTATTCAAGTGGCGGCAATTCGTGCCAGTGCTTCAGCCACTCGTCTTTAAATATGCCGCCCCCAGACGGTGCGGGGCGCTGCATGTACTGGCCCGAGAACACGTAACTGTTCGCTGCCTTGAGCCTGTCCAGCATATCTAGCGGGAACTGCTCAGGCCAGAAGCTATCGCCGTTATCCGTCATGGCTGGAATGCATAGATGATCCCACTCTTCGCCGTTGCCGCCAGCCAAAAGCCAGCCGGTCAGGTCTGACTCGTGAAGCCGCTGCATGATCAAGATGATAGGCGTGTCCGGGCTGTTTTTGCGGCTTTCCATGGTGGTGGCGAACCAGTCCAAAACGTTTTGGCGCATGGTCTGACTGTTTGCCTCGCCAGCCTTGTGAGGATCGTCTATTACTATTGCGCCCTTGAATCTCCCCCCCATGCCTCCGGCGCCATATCCAGTTATAGAGCCTTCCGCCCCAGTTGCGTACACAATGCCGCCCTGAGCCGTGCGGAACTCATCCTTTGCTTTTGAGTCCCCGGCCAGTGCGGTGTGGCTGAATATCTCGGCATAGGTTTCGTGCTGCATGATCGCCCTAACGGCATAGGCGTTTGCGGTGGCGAGCCGCTTGGAATAGCTGGCGTGAATGAATTCGGACTCCGGGAAGTTGCCCATGCACCACGCGATAAAGTTGATCACCGCCAGCTCGGTCTTGCCGGAGCGCGGCGGGACGTTAATGATCAGTCGCTTGGTTTTGCCGATTACGACGCGCTCAAGGGCATTGCAGATTTCGGCTTGGTGCCAGTTCTCTTTTAGCTCCGCACCCTTTCGGGCGCGAAACATGGTCTTCGTAAAGGTGAGAAGGTCGGTGCGGTTGTCCGCGATGTCATTCGGGTTCATGCTTTGCTTTCAGGGCTGCCAATACGGCGTCCTGGACAGACTGCATTGGTTGGCCTGCCGTGGTGTGGTCGATTTCTTGTCGTGCGCTGTGTGACTTCGGGGCCATGCGCTCAGCCGCCCACTTCAGGCCATCCAGCATAGCTCTAGCTGATTGCGGGTCAATCTCTCCGGCGGCCACTCGGTCAACGGTATCAATAACCCTGTCAGCGTGCGAAAAGCCGCCAGCTGTCCGCGCTTGCATGTATTGTTCCGAAAACCCATCCCGGTTTTGGACTACAGCAAGTAGCACGGTGCTGATAGCGGGGAATGACTCATCTCGGCAAATGGAACGCAACGACTCGCCGGACGACAATCTAAAGCAGATTTCGTCTCGGATTTCTTGTGTCATTACAGTCGGTCTTGCCATACCTAACAGTATACCTCGAAAAAAAATCCCCGCAATCGCGGGGCAAGATGGAGAGAGAGGAAGCCCCGACTATCTGCCGCCGTCGGGATGGCGGGTTTTGGCGTGTGGCGTCAGGGCGTGACTCCAGATTACTCCGCCGCTGGCTGCTTAGTCTGTGACACCACAACCACCTTTTCGCACCACACTGATCAGCAGCCTCTGACCGGCCTGCAACGAGCATCCTGTAGGCGTTGGCGGTTGGCGGGCGCTCGTCTCAGATCTCAGAGACTGCTGATCGGTGTAGTAACAACCCCAACGTACTCGCGCAGAGGTTGGGGGCGTATTGCGCCTAGTATAGCCCAACCCTCACCGTCAAAGCCAGCGCCTCGCCGAACAGCACAAAACCAGGCTGGACACGGTACTTTGTGTAGTGCAGCGACGGAAACGCCATCGGACACACTCGCGCCTTATCGCCGTCATCGCCATAGCAGCTCCTGTAGCCGTGCACGGCGCCGACATACAAAGACCCGCGCCAATCGCCCCACTGCTTCGACCATCCGTAGCCCGCAAGGTATGAGCGCCGCCCGTAGCTGTTGCGGAAGGTGGCCGCCATGACTGAGCCAACCTCTACGCCGATCAGATCGTGACTGCTGGTGTAATCGACCTTGTTGCCTGTGACGATGTGGTAGCTCCAGCCTCCGGCGTGCAGGGCGGTTTCTGCATGCGCGGGCACGCATAGGGCCGTAGCGGCCAGAAAGGCGAAGATGGTGGTGA